GTCGCGTGACTGAGCTGTTTATACTCCGGCATGGCGGTTCCTTTGTGAAAACAAAAACGGCGCTGCGCCTGACATGAATGCCAGGAACAGCGCCGGGTGGCACGACGGTGCGATTAAGCGCGGGTATCTTCGATTAATAGATCGTCCAGAGTCCTGAGGGCCGCGATCAGAATGCGCCGGAGCGAATGAAACAGCGCGCGCTGGGCCGGCGTGAATCGCGCGACTGGATTCATTGTAGCACGTTTGTCCAGCATCACCCCTCCGGCGCTATCACGTACTCGCGCGCCTTGCCCGGCGCGGGCGCGGCCGCTCCAGCCGCCGGCGGCGCAAGCGTTTCCCGAACCGGCGTGTAGTACGTATCGTCGCCGCCGTTGACCGCCTGGTAGCCCAGCCCCGCGCGCGCTTCGTTTTGGCTGATCAGTCGCGACTCGAAGTTGGCGCGCGCGCGGCCCTGGATCGCGTCGACATCCTCCTGAAGCGCGGAGACTTGCGACATGTCGTAGTTCAGCCGAATCTTTTCCGATCGGATGGTCGCTTCGTCTTCAAACTCCAGCAGCAGCTGCCATGTCCAGAAGTCGCGCCACTCTTTGAACGCCGGCGACATGGTGGCATCCCAGAAGCCGGCCCAGGCCTCTTTGAGATTGCTATAGGTCGCGCGGAGCAATCCGACATAGGCGTAGACGATGAGCGGCGGCACGCCGAACACCATGCAGATCCGCGACTCGGACACCGATCGGAGCGTTTGACTGGCCAGCTGGTCTAATTTGCTGCCGACCTCTTTGACATCGCTGTTCACATCCAATACGCCGATATCGCCAGCCGACGCGCCGCCGTACACGCTGCGCCACTTCGCGCGGATGTCGTCGCGCTGCTGGTCGTTCAGCGGCTGCATGTACTTCAGGAATAATGGCGGGATGCCGCCGTTCGCGAAGTATGTCCCGATCGTCTGGGTCTGGGCCGTGTCCGCGCCGACCGACCCGAGCGCGGCGATCAGCGGCGGCGGGTCGTACCAGCTCGGGGCGGCGCGGATGAGCAGCTCCTCCAGCGCATAGTCGCGCTTGCGCTGGCCCTCCGCCCATGTGTAGCCGAGTAATTCGCCCGTCGCGCGATTGTAGCGCGGCGTCATGCACGCCGGGTTCAGCGGCCACAGCTGGGTAAGGCGCCCGTTTTTATAGACCTTTTCGCAAAAGAACCGGCGCGGATTGCTGACATCCCATGAGACGATCGCGGCGCCCATCAGATCGCCTTCAGTCATCAGCGGGTTGGGATGCATCAGCAACTGCCGGAAGGGATGTCCCGCGACCTCCTCATAGGCGATCTGACCGTCCTTCGTGACCTGTTTTTGGACGATCAGGCGCGGATCGCGCGCGCTGGTGGCTTTGATTTTAACGCACGCATAGACTAATTCATTGGTTGACATGGTCGCTTCGAGCGCGGCCGTATCCGCGCCGTAACTGGTCGATCTGCCGCGCACGATCATGGTCTGGACTTCGTTGACGAATCCGTTCGGCGCCAGACTGATATTCAGCGCCTTTTCCTGCTCGGCCGTCGGCAGCCCGCGCAGCATGCGGCCAAAGTCTTTCAGGTCGGATCGAATCCCCATGCGTTTATACTCCCGGCGTGCCGCCCAGCCCCAGCTCCGTGCAGAGCCAGACGTAGGCGTCAAGGCGATTCGGACTATTCTGGCCCGGCGTCCAACTGCACAGCTCATCTTCCAGCTTCGCGAACGTGCCGACGTGATGAATCATGTGCTGCTGACTGAGCATCGCGATCGGCTCCGCGCGCGTGTACTTGCCTCTGGAGGCGGTAATAAGCTTCGTGTACGGCGCGTTCGGGATCGTGCCGATCGTGACGGAAACCATCTGGCCGCCATTGTTCGACTCGGCGACTAAACTATCCGATCCGTATTTATGATAGGCCGTGACTGCGCTGGCCGCCCAGTGCGACGGGTGCGCGCGCACGCTATCGTCACTCAGAATGAAGGCATGGATCGCCGGCACGCCCTGGCAGTCGCACCAGCCCGATCCGCCGGTCATGATGCCAGCTTCGTCGCCTGTCTCGGTCGCGGAGGGGTCGATCGCCGTCACGACGCGGATGAGATCGGGCGCGCGCGTTACGCGGTCAGCGTCGATCTGGGCGCGTTTCCAGAGCGCGCCTTCAGCGTCCTCGATGTCCTCCGCGTCCAGCTCTTGCCGGCCCTGTTCCGTGCCGATGTAGGGCGTGATCACCTGGTCAATGTAGACCGGCGCCAGATTCGCCATGTTATCGGCGGTCTTGCCATACACGACGATCGTATTGGGCCTGGCTTTAATGACTTTCAAAAACGGGTAGGGTTTCGGCGTCGTGCTGACCACCACGCGCGGATCACCTTTCCGCATGGTGTACATGAGCATATCCCATGTTTGCTTCAGGTAGCGCCACTTCGCGATCTCATCGCACCAGGCGAAGTAATTGTTTGGCCCGCGCAAGGATTCGGGATCTTCCGATGAATAGATTTTTCCTTTGGCGCCGGAGGGGAACGTCATCTCGCCCATGCTGCGATTGAACTGGAGTTCCGGATGCAAGGTCTTAATACCCGTCTCGCCTTCAATGCAGTAGTCGCGCCCGTCGCCGAAACTCTCCGCGACGATCGCGATCCGCCGCGCGCGTCTGCTCATCGCCCATGTGTACTCGGCCGCCGCGTGCGTCTTACCCCATCCGCGGCCGGCCTGGATGTACCAGCAGAACCAATCGCCAGCGGGCGGCAGCTGCTCAGGCCGGGCGATCGTCGTCCAGCTCCGACTCTTCGGAGTCTTCGAGCGCTTCGAGAATACGAACGACTTTATCGACAGAGACCCCGTGTAGCGTTGCAGCTTCCGCGGCGGATTGTTTGTAAAGCCATTCTTCATGCCGGAAGGCTTTCTGTTGCGCGATAAGCGTGGCGAGCGTCTCTTCGATATAGCCCGTGAGCAGCAGTCCGATCCGTTCCCGTACATCGGTTGCAACGGTTGCAACCGACTCGCCGCGCAGCTGGCGCGACTTCCAGCTTTTCAGCGTGCCGGTCGGAATGCCGAACGCGCGCGCGACTTCGGATGGCGACTGGCCGGCCAGCAGCGCGGCCAGCGCTTGCGCCTTCACCTGGTCGCTGTACTCGGCCACGCTAGTGCAGCAGCCGCGCGACGATCCACAGCGCCAGCGCCCAGGCGACGCCGGCGACGAACACGTCGACGAAGATCGCCAGCACGATCAGAAAGTCAAGGCTCGGCATTGCTATTTCCCTCCGAAATACCACCACAGGATCGACCCGACGCCGTACCACACCGCGACCCAGACCAGCGCGCCCAGCACGGCGACGGTCACGCGGATCGCGCGCGTGTCTTTCATCTGGGCGGCCGCCGGTAGAACGTGATCACGAACATCACGATCCCGTACACGATCAGCGCCATGATCAGCAGCGTTACACCGTCGCGCAGCATAGCGTATCCTTCAGGGAAATGGGAGGCCGGCGACGCGCCGCAGGCCTCCCCGATCGGCGTCGCGCCGGCGCCCTGATCGCCGGCGATCGCCATGGTCAAAGCGCCTCGACCGCGTTCATATCAATGAACCCCCAGCCGGACGAAAGATGCCCGTTACTCGGATCGTCGATCTCCACCGCGTCGCCCTCATGGACATAGCCCGCGACGGTTCCGGTGTGGTCGGAGCGCTGGTACACCGGCAGACCGCGCACGCGGTACGGCGACGAAAGCGGCGCGAACAATGCCGCTTTGAACGCGTCCAGGTGAAAGCCGGCCGCGTCCGTCTTACGGCCATCCGGCAGCGCGACATCAGCATGCATCGCGACCATATCGGGCACGATCGCGTAGGCCGCGACCAGCTTGCGGCAGAGGGTCAGCAGCGCGGCCTGCTGGGCGGTCGGATACGGATCGACGCCGTTATTTTTGTTGACCAGCTCTATGCCCAAAGACCCGCGCTGGATCGCGCCGCTGTCCATGTGCATCCAGTGTGATACGCCGGCGTGCCACGCCGCGCGATCGTCCGCGACCAGGCGGTAGGTGTAGCCGTCTTTTGCAATCAGATAATGAGTCGAAACGTTGGACGCCGGGTTGCACAGCCAGTTGAGGCTGCTGTCCAGCGATCCCACTGTGGCGTGTATGACAATCATCGAAATGTCATCGCCGCCGCGGCTGGAGTGATTCGGAGACGATCTGGAGGTGTCGATCATAGGGCCGCCGGAGCGGCGCGCGTTGCGCCTCCAGTATACGCCAGTGTGTCAACGATTGCACGCGCGTGCTACACTACCCATGAGCGGCGCGGCGCGAGCTGGCGCGCGTTGCAACCGTCGGCCATGCGTCGCGTCCGCTCCTCACGATCGGAGGCACGGTGCATGACGACGTATTGATCAGGCAATTAGAAGCGATCGAGCAGCGGCTGAAGATGATCGACGCCGCGATCGCGGCCCAGCTCGAGCTGGCCGAGGAGATCGAATTCTTCATGGCCCAGCTGCGCGAGCTGGCGCGCACGCAGGTGCGAGTCGCGGAGGATCTGAGCCGCGCGGTCGGCGACGCGGCGCACGACGCAAAACACGAACGCCCGATCTAACGATCGGGCGTTCGTGCGAACCCTGGAAGCGGTAGGGGGATTATAGCACTCAGTCCTCGCCTCTGGGCAGCGTGGCATACATTTGCGCCACCACGCCGGCCACATCGACGATCTGTTTCTTCTGCGCGTCGTAGGCCGCCCAGACCTGTTTCAGATTATACAGATACCGCCCCAGCCCAAACGCGCTACACGCCCGCTTGAAGCTCTGCGCGACCGCGCTGGTGGCCGCGTTCTCATCGGCCTGGTTGCACTCGCCGACATCCTCGCGGGTCACGCCCAGGATCGTGAGGCGGCACAGCACCGCGCGATCGGAGAGCGGGCGATACTCAACCGACCAGCCCTCCGGCCCGACCACCCGATCGAGCCGGGTCTGATAGGCGCGGCTGTCGACGAACGGCATGCAGAGCGCCCGGCTTTTGTCCTGCGTGGTCGCGCCCGGCTTCAGCTCGACCAGGGCGGCCGCGAAGGGCTTGCAGAGCTTGGCGTGGATCGCGTTCAGCGTGAGGGGCGCGGCCGCCGGCGGCGCCTCGTCGAACAGCGGCGCGTCCTGGGGTGCGTTCAGCGCATCGGCCGAGCGCGCAGCGCGCTTGCGGGCCAGCTCGCGTTCGTTCAAGATCTTCTCTGCGGCCGGGGTGAGCACCTCGCGGCCGGCTTGTGTGGTGGTGGCGACAGGCATCGTGATTCTCGCTTTCGTGATTACAAAGGATTATACTGCTACTTCGTTCGTTTCTTCAGCCAGCACGCGGCGCAAATGGGCTGCTGCGTGCGCTCGTCGACCACATCGGCGGGCCGCTGGCAGCATGTGGTGCAAGGTGGCGGCGGGGTGGACATGGATGTGCTCGCTTTCTCAGTATCGTTTCAAACGTCGGGGTTGCGGAACTCAGTCCTCAGTCCTCAGTCCTCTCGTGTCCAGAGCATCCCCCATAGCCCGAAGCGCGCTTCGACCCATCCGGCCTCAGCGAGCGCCTGACGGAACTGCGGCTCAAGCTCGGCTTTGAGTGCGCGGGCCTTCTGCTTCTGGCGTGTGCCGAGTGGGCCGCGCGCCGCCTTCTCGCTACTCCACTCCATCTGGTAGCGCCATCCATCGGCAGCACGAATGGCCTGCTTGAGTGTCAGCCGCACGCGGATATCTGCGTCGGAAAGTGTTGCGTTGTAGGCGTATTTGTCGTCTTTCGTTAGTTCAGGGTCGATCCATACATTTGCCATTGGTTGACCTCACTTCTTATTAATAAACGTCGTTTCAATTATTGTAGACAGCGCTAAAGTATTATCGACACCGTTTGCGCCGCGAGAGCATCACAGCAAATCATCGTCTATCCCAGAGGGTGTCGGGATCCGCCGCGCGCGCCACTCCTGGTTGATCTTGATTTCGAGCCAGTCCATGCGGCCGAGCTCGATAGATGGCAGATCCTCCAGATCGAGGGTGAGCTGCGTTACCGCCGGCGGGATCGGCAGCGGCCGCGGCTTCCGGCCCG